CCCTTAGATATTGACGCCAATCGTGACATCTTCCATGGCATCCAGAAGCGAGGCGTCTACAGAAAGAAAGACATTGCTGCCGATGTTGGCCAGCTTGATTTCCATATCCGACATATCTGCCAGTTCTTCTTTCGTATATTTGCCATTCGATTCCAGCCAGGTTTTTGTCGCTTCCACATCGATATAAGCGGTATTCTGCCCTTCTTCCAATAAGCCTTCCTGAGCCAACTGATCGAGATAGCCCTGAACCGCCGTCACCAACAGACACCGATTGGCATAGCTGTTCGAATACTTGCCAAGGTAATGGTCCTGTGCCGTCGTGCGGATATCGTCGTACATCATGTCCATCAAATCAACGAGCTTGATTTTCTGGAACGATACGCCTTTGCCCTGGACGGTTGTAACCAGGGAGTTAATGCCGCGACCCAGCTTGACCTTTTCCCCATCAAAGAAGAAGAACAGCTTCCCTGCATTGGTCATGGTATCCATTTCTTCCTGCGTCCATACATCACAGCCAATAACCTCCGGCAACGGCGCATAAGTGCAAGCAATGGTCATCGGCGTTCCCGCGATAACACCTGCGATGCGGCCGCAGTACTGAGCTGTCGTGTATGTCTTCGTGCGCGTGCGGATGACTTTATTGACGAAGTTAATGACGCCTTCCGTATCGGCTGTACAGTCCGGCAAGATGGCCTTGATGCGCTTGTTCTTATTTGTCCGCATCCCCTTAATCCAGGTCGCAATCGTGTCGATGTGGTTTTCTTCGATATCCGGAATGACCAGGTAATCGAAGCGCTTGTTTTCAATGGTCTTTAAAATGTCAGTATAATCATCTGCGTCCTTACTGATGATTTCGGCAATGACTTTCTTCGGGCTGTTTACATAGCCGCGAAGAGTCAGCTCCAGCTGCTCACGGTTGCTGTCCGAGAGTTCTTTCGGAATGTCATCAGCCGTATAGAGATTCACTTCCGTCTGGGACGGCAGCGTCTCTTCCTTCAAAATCAACAAGACAATGCCGCGGGCACTGCGCGCGATGGCGCTGATGCCTTTTTCTTTGAACACGACATTGATAGATGGCATTTTCATTAGTTACGTCTCCTTTCCCTGGTACCGCTGATGCAATACCTTCATGATTTCTGCCGTTTCTACTTTTTTCTGGGCGTCATAGTACTGAAAGGTTAGCGTCAAGCGCCCGCCATCATTGTCCGTCCCCATCAATTCTTCAGTGATAGAAACGACAGGAAGATAGCGGTCGCCAACGTTTAGTCCATTCCAGAACAACTCTTCCGCAGCAAAAAGCACGGCATAGATAGTCGTGCTGGCTTCCTGCTTCTTCGGCAGATAGGTAATGTAGAGGTCGGTATCCCGGTAGACCTCGTTTTCTTTTTGTGGCGTCGCCACCGTCATCGTTTTCAGAAAAAAGGCCGGCGGCGTAAAGCCTTCTTTCACTTCCTGCAAATAGACGGGATAAGGAAATTTTTCTCGCAGCGCTTTTTGTACAGCCTGCAGGATATCGATATCATGAATCATGTGCCGCCTGCTTTCTTGAGGAGTTTCTTCGTGAGTTTCTCCAGTCCCGGCTGCAAGTCACTCGCTTCAAATTGTTTGACGGATTTCTCTGTATAGTGCTGCCCTTCGTAATAACCCACTATCCTGCCACCAGGCGTTTTCTTTACATGGCCGTTGTTCAGCAGGTGATGAACCGGATGTGTATTGCGCAACTCATAGACCAGCTCGGAACCGTTATAGCCTTCTACTTTATGCTTCCAGCCCTTCTTCAGCTTACCCGTACTGCCTTCCGGTGTGTTTTTTACGCACGCCTTCTTAAGTTTATTGCCGATAGTGACCAGGCCTTTTTCGGCAGTTCCCGGGAAATCATCGACGGCAGTCATCAACTTAGAAGACAGCTCGTCCAATCCGGTCATGTCAAAATCACCTTTACTCATGTGTCCGTCCCCCTTATTTCTTCCGTACAGTACAGCTCCAATGCTTCATGGCGCATGTACGGGTCGACGATGGTGTCGATGTCGTAGAGGTGGTCCTGATACTTTACTTTCATATCATGGGTGATCTGCGGACGCCAGCGGATGGTGATCAGGGTATACTCGGTATCGGCTTTACGCTCTAGTTCATAGAACACTTTACCCCGTGCCGGTTTGATAGATGCCCAACAGCGGCAGATGACAACATCGGTCTGTGTATCAAAGCCGTATTCATCCGTCACAGCTTTCTTGCCCAGGATTTCGATGCGCTTATTCAAAAGCCCCGTCTTCATGGCACACCTCCTTAAAATGTGCTGCGGCGTACACCAAAAAGGAGCCAGCGCAAGCGCTTTAAAAGGCCTGCATAATCCGCTTCCTCCCGGTGTTCATAGAGAAAAGCCGCAGCATAGAGAATCGCTTCGTGGAAAACCACGGGATTCTCTTCGGCATCGGCTTCATCGCAGCGAGATATATCCAGGCACAGCGCCTGGGCTGTTTCCAGGGAAGACTGGATGACTTCATCATTACTCGTGTCATCTTCGTCGATCCGCAGGTATTCTCTGGCTTCTTCCAGTGTCACAATCATGGCTTATCCCTTCGCTTTCATCTCCAGGGCCTTGACCGCTTCCTTGAGCATCAGCATGCCGTCGACGCGCTGGCTGGCGAGGAAGCCGATCTGGCCGTTCGCTGCATACAGTTCATTGAGTCGCTTAAAGGAGCGGGATTCACGGTCCGCAATCCAGTAATAGCTGAAGTCACCAAAGAGCACAGGACGATTACCTGCTGCCAGTTCCGGTGCAAAGGACGTGCAGTAGCAAGGCCGGTTCAAAATGGTATCCGGCGTGCCTGCTGTGACAGACGGCTGCCAGATATAATTGCCGTTGTTGTCTTTCACTTTACGCAGGGCCTTAATGGTTGCATCGTTCAAGAGCCAGACGGCCTTGCGGCGATATGGGATGCGCAGAGAATGATAAAGGTCGATAACGTCATCAAAGGTGATGGAGGCTGTGGTGACCGTAACCCCAACTTCAGCAGACGGAAAGATGCCAGTCGGCTTGTTCTTACCATCGCCAATCAGAAATGCTTCTTCTTCCTTCGTACCAATACGGCGGGCAAATTCACCAGCAATGTAGCTTTCAAGATTGAAAACGCTGTCGTTCAGCAGTTCTTCCGAAACGCGAATGGCCGTGCCCAGTTTATAGGCTCCGATGGACTGCAGGCCAAACGTATCCTGGCTGTCCGGGTAGAGTCCGTTTTCTTCCATCCAGGATGCTTCCCCGTGTCCCGTCACGACGGGAATCTTGCGGTCGCCGCTGGTATGGATGACCGTTGCCAAGCTGCGGAAGAAGTTCTCTTCCTGCAGTTTGTCGATGAGCTGGTGTTCAAATTCGTCCGGTACCAGATAGCCGCCATCGGCATCGGTCCCTACACTCAGGGCGTTCTGTACATCGATAAAGTTCTTATGGCGGATGCTGTCCCAGAAGGCCTTACGGTAAGTATCGGACGCACGGCCAGTCTTTTCAGGCGTTTTATTACCTGCTCCCGGGAATTCGGTAATCGGTGTCGTTGTCGGCTGGGCAAGCTGTGCATCGAGCTGCTGCTGGCGTTCCAGGCGGTCGATTTCTTTACCAAGGTTCACGACATCCGCTTCCATCTTGTCGTAGCGGGCGGCATCTTCCGCAGACACCATTCCGTTTTCATCACGTGCCGTGTCCAGGAACGCCTTTGCAGCATCCCACAGATTCTTACGTTTTTCACGCAGTGCTAAAATCGTATCCATTGTTGTCCTCCTTAATGAATGAGCAATGCCAGCCGTTTTTCTAAGGATGCGGCTGGCACTTTTTGAATCGGTTCATGAGGTTTTAGTTTTTGTACCAACGAATTGGTGACGGTGACAGGCGTATAAATCATGGCTTCGGGCTGCTCTCCATCGTCCTTCTTCTGGTCGAAGAGGATTTCATCGGCAAAGCCAAGTTCCACGGCCTTTTTGGCATTGAGCCAGGTTTCGTCATCCATCATGTGGGAAATCTTCGTGCGAGCCAAACCGCTCTTGATTTCGTAAGCATTGATGATGCTTTCCTTGACTTCGCTCAGCATGCCGATAGTCTTTTCCATCTCTGCTTGGTCGCCATAGGCCAGGGTCGCCGGATTATGGATCATCAGCATGGCCACAGGCGACATACAGACCTTCGTCCCGGCCATGGCGATGACGGAAGCTGCCGATGCTGCCAGACCGTCAATCTTGACCGTGACATTGCCCGGATAATCCATGAGCAGGTTATAGATCTGTGCAGCTGCAAAGCAGTCTCCGCCTGGGCTGTTAATCCAGAGTGTAATATCGCCGCTTCCTGCATTTAATTCATCCTTGAACGCCTTCGGTGTTACTTCATCACCCCACCAGGTTTCGTCAGAAATCTGGCCGTCCAGGTAAAGCGTGCGATCACTGCCAAAGGTATCCGGCGCTTCATTTGTCACCCACTTCCAAAATTTATGTTTCATTTGTATCTCCCTTCTGGGCAAAAGCCCCGGCATCCTTGAGTTTCGTCATGCTACCGTTGACAAGATACAGATTTCCGCCTTCTTCATCGGGCACGGGGTTCATGTCTTCCATCTCCCGGATGTCGTTAGCAGACAGCCAGCCGTTTTGCCGGCCAATGCTGTAGCCCGTCATGCGGCTCTCATAATCGCCACGCATCAGGCCGTTGACGTTGAACTTGAGGAAAAACTGCTTCTTTTCTTCCGGCAGGAATAAAGCTTTCTGCATGGCCTGTTCCCATCGGATGACCCACGGGTCCAGGGTGTACTTTACAAATTCCATGGACTGCTGTTCGATGTTGTTGAAAGAACTTTTATCCAGGTCCCCTATCATGTGCGGCGGGATGCGGTAGAGCCTTGCGATTTCATTGAGCTGGAACTTCCGCGTTTCCAAAAACTGTGCTTCTTCCGGCGGGATGCCAATCTGCTGGTACTTCATCCCTTCTTCTAACACCGCTACCTTATGGGCATTAGCGCTGCCCTGATAGACTGCGTTCCAGGAATCCCGGACTTTCGCTGGGTCCTTAAGAACTCCAGGATGCTCTAATACACCGCTTGGACTAGCACCGTTCGCAAAGAAAGAGGCGCCGTATTCTTCACAGGCCATGGTCATACCTACGGCATTACGTGCCATAGCAATGGGTGAATAACCGACCAGGCCATCA